GCCGTTGCGCTGCAGCGTCTCGCCGATGGAAGGGCCGGAGATCACGGCGAAGGCCGCAGGGTCGAGGACGCCGTAAGAGATCGTCTCTCGGTATCCACCGACGTCTGTCTCACGGGAAACAATGCCGCGCGCCACCTGCTCGGCAGGCATCATCAGGCCGGTGTTGGGCTGGTTCGGCTTCATGCCGTACCACTCGCGGTAGCGGATGATCGCGCCGCGCGGGATGGTGACCTCGCCGGCTCGCATCTCGTCCTGACAGACCGCCCACCAGCCGACCGAGAAGGGTCGCGCCGAGCCCCAGTCCATGGAGCGGAAGCGGGTCCAGTGATCGGGGATGCGGAAGGGCTCGATGACGTGCTTCGACGTCTGGAACTCGCCGAAGAAGGCACCCTCGATGACGTTCCAGTCGCCCTCAAGCCACGCCCTGACGAGCTGCGGCGAGCCGGCGGCCCTGAGCTTGTTGACGTAGCCGGGGTCGTTCTCCAGCAGCTTCGGATTGTCGATGAGCCGGGACGGGATGAAGACGCGGGTGAGGCCGTTGTCGGGGTCGGTGAAGGGGGTGTAGGCCCCGATGTCGATGGCCCATGATTTGACCCAGTGGTGGCCGGGGCCGCCCGGGTTGCAGGTTGCTCGAAACTGGCACGGCACGCCGTGCGCCGAGCGCAGGCAGGCCAAGAGCTTGAAGATTGCCGAGGATGAGGCGTACTGGGTCAGCTCCTCGACATAGACGCGGGTCAGCGACCAGCCCTGATAGTTCTGGGCGTCGTCGTCGCTTTCGAGGTAGGCGCAGGTCAGGATCGCGCCGCTGGCCATCAGGAAGTAGGAGCCCCGGTCGTGCCATTTGGCCGCCGGCCCGAACATGGCCTTGGCCGCCATGATGGTGTCCTTGAGGTCTTCCCGGGTCTTGCGGATCATCAGGCCCTTGGCGTGCGGCCCGTAGGTCTCGGCATGTATCCACCACTCGCCGAGCGCGCCGTGGGTCTTGCCGCCACCGCGCGCGCCGCCGAAGATGACGATGTCGCAGGGGCACTCGATGAAGGCTGTCTGGGGGCCCGCCTGCGGCACGAAGCCGAGGTCGACCATGCGCGAGAAGTCTGGCCGCGCATTCATTGCAGGACCGCCTTGGGCGCGAATTTCTTGGTCCACTCGTCGACCGACATCTGCTTCTTGTCGGTCGGCTCGCGCGCCGGCTTCCTGAGCGTGCCCTCGACCTCTGCCTTGTCGACGATCAGACCGAGCAGCTTGGCCTTGCCCATCACGGCCCCGACGCCTGCCGCCGGGTTCTTCACCGCGATGGCCAGCTTGCGCATCTCATCCAGCTCGCCGATCAGGCTGTCGACGGTGACGCCGAGGCGCTGCACCTGCAGCTCCTGCAGCTCGATGACGCGGCCCTTGATGTCTTCGCGCTTGGCCAGCTTGGAGGCCTCGGAGCGCAGCAAATTACCCTTTAGCCGGGTATTGAAACCGGCTCGCATGTAGGCGTCGCCCTGCGAGAGCCCCTCAACGAGGCCCAGCGCGAAGCGCTCATGACGCAGGTTTTGCAGTACGGGCATAGGCCGGGTCCGACTATCCACACCGCCGATTTGAAGCATCGTTGCGGATGTCGGATGATAATTAGGCCAAATCCGGTCTGTTTCTCAAGCGGGAGCGCAGGGAAACCGGCTGTTCAGCATGGTCCAAAGGTCAGTTATTGACCCACAGGAATTGAAGCGCTAACAACATAACAAATGATATTGCGTCTAAAGGCATTAGACGCAGTAATTGAGGGTTAAGCGGAAAATGCCTCATAAAAAACAGCGCCTTACATGCGCGGAGCGGCCATCATGAGTCGCCGATGCGGGAATTGCACTCTCTGCTGCCGCCTTTTGCCTCAAAGAGAGCTAAATAAGCCCGCGCTAAAACGCTGCGAACATCAACGCCATACTGGCTGCAAAATATACGACCAACGTCCCCCCTCGTGCCGACTGTGGTCCTGCATGTGGTTGCTGGAGGACGGGACCGCCGGCTTGCGGAGACCAGATTTCAGCCACTACGTGATTGATGTTATGCCAGACTTCGTCACCGCCGTTCGAGACGGTGACGAGCGGCAGCACATCCCCGTCATTCAGGTCTGGGTTGACCCCAAGCACCGCAACGCCCACCGCGATCCAGAGCTGAGAGCCTACCTCGCCCGGCGCGGCGAGGAGGAGGGAGCTGCGGCACTAATCCGCTTTTCGAGCAACGAAGGTTTCGTCCTCTTTCCGCCTGCTCTCACCGGCGGCGACTGGGTCGAGAACCACGACGGTGTGAGCGACCGCGAGCACACCGCCGAAGAGAAATTTGCGGTACTGCAGTCGACAATGTCGGATGCAGTGATGAAGATCAGTGAGTAATCCCCAACGCCCCTGAGGAGGTCGAGACTATGGCAGCAGCCGCAAAAGTCTTAACACTACGCCAGCCCGCACGAGGTCCAATCGAAATCGATGATGGGCCTCAAACTATTGCATTGTGTCAGTCAGAGATCAGGCGATCTCCCCACAAATACTATGAGATCGCGACGCGAGCCGGCGTGAGTGTCCAGACCGTCTCAAACATCGCCAGCGGCGACACCAAGTTCCCCCGCATGGCGACAGTGGTGCGAATACTGATGTCTCTCGGCTGGACCCTCTACGCCATGGAGGGCCGGAGCTGATGGCCAAGAAGCCTATTATCGACACTCCAGCTGCCGAGCGCGGACGGCTCAAGTCCGACGTGCCGGGCGAGTTCCATTTCGAGGACACCCACGACTACGTCAGCTTCGTTGCCGGCGCGCTCAGGCGCTCGACGATGAAGTATTCCAATGTCGCCAAGGGCGGCTCGATGAGCAGCAGCACGGTCAGCAATCTGGCCAGCGGCAAAACGCACTATCCACGCTTCTCGACCATCACCGGCATCCTCGGTGCGCTGGGCTACGAGACCGTGATCAGAGGGGGCAGGCGATGAAGGACGTCGCAGGGACACTAAAGCGGATCGATGAGGAGATCGTCACCCGCAAGCAGCAGATCGCCATGCATCAGGTGGAGATCGCGCGGCTGCAGGACACCCGCAACGTGCTGGTCGGCCTCGTCGAGGACGACATCGCTGCCGCCGAGGCGCGACGCACCGGCGAGCGTGCCGAGCTGCTCTCCGGTCAGGGCTCGCGCCCGATGATCGTGGTGCGCAAGACCACCGAGGACGAGCAACCGCCTCCCAAGGCGGCCATGCACGCCCGCGCCAACGGCAGCGTGCTACGCGACGAACGGCTTGAGAAAGCGGAGGCGCAACGGCTCAGGAGAGCAGCCGGCTCCAGCAAGCCGAAACGCCGGGGCAAGGCCTCCGCAAGCGGCGCGATGCGCGAAAAGATCATGGCAATTATGGACGGAACGCCCATGTCGAGCAAGGAGATCGGCGACTACCTCGGCCTGCCGCGCGACGAGGATGCGCGCAAGGGCATGTCGAACGCCCTCTACCAGCTCAGGGTGAAGGGAGAGCTTATCCGCGATGCGGAAAACCGCTACATCAGGCCTGCGGCGGCCTGAGAGATCGGTAGGCCCTCCGTTCCCGAACCCTCCCCCCGGTTGACGAGGGAACAGATGCGCCACCGATGCCCCGGTGGTGCTGGCTTCGTGGTTGTCGCCAGCACCACCGGGCGCTCATGAGGAGGAACAGATGCGCCACGAACACTTTGGCGGCGGCGGCGGCGACTGGGAGGACGCCCACCGCCGGCTGCTCGAACTGCAGGAGAAGGTGGACCACCGGATCAAGGTGCTGCTGATGATCTCGGGCTTCAACACGACCATCGTCGGCGCGCAGATGGTGCTCGCCATCGTGATCGCGGTGATGACGATCTCGCGGCTGCTCTCGATCTGGTGGATGCTGCCAAAATGAGTTTCGCCCGGGCCGGTCTAAGTCGAAGCTGTTGTTGCCAGCCTCGTTGGGGAGATCGGCCCGGGCGCTGCGGCGGTGAGAGCGCTCCTTGAAAAGCAGCTCCACCGCCGCAATCCCCCCTTTTTTCGAGGAGAACCTCCATGGAAACGCAGACCGCCGAGAAAACACCGCCGCAGCCGGCCACAGAGGCCCCGCAGGCACCCCCGCAGGGCGACGAGGCACCGACCTGCATCTGGCGCAGCTCGCGCTACCTGCAGGGCATTCAGGACACTGTGGACGGCGAGGTCAGGCCGCTCAAGGGCAGGGTGTGACCATGGCAAAGCACACACTGGGCACTAGGCCCATCGAGCCTCGCTTTATCGACCAGATGAACGTGCTGGCACGCTTCCTCGACGACCAGTTCAACGGCGAGGGCGTCAGAGGCCACGACCGCAAGGTCGGCTTCATCCTGATGGTGTTCCCGTTTGACGACAGGCCGGGCCGCTTGAACTACGTCTCGAACGCCAATCGCGAGGACGTCATCACGCTGCTGACCGAGCAGCTCGCCTACTTCAAGGGCATGCCCGACAACACCAAGGGCACCGCATGAAGGGCGTGCCGATATGGGTAGTGTACGACCACCCGCGCGACTTTCCGAGCAACTACGTCGCCCGGCTCTGGATCAACGACAAGCCGACCGAAAGCATGATGATCGGCCCCGATCTGGAGAAGCTGCGGCAGGCGATCTGGAAGCACGGCGCGACGGTCAAGCTGATGCCGCACGAGGGCGACGACCCGGTGATCTTGGAGACGTGGCTGTGAGCCGCCCGCAAGGCCCTGTCAGGGACTTCATCCGCGAATGGCGGCTGCATCGCGGCATAAGCTTGGACAGGCTCGGCGAGCTGGCCGGCTACGTGCAGACGACGCTGGCGCGGATCGCCAAAGCGTCGAGCCATGGATGCTGGTGGCCGCCCCGCCCGGTGATCTCGGCCTGACGGTGTTCAGGGACAAGCTGCAGAGGCTCAGCCTCGACCTCGACGAGGAGGCGGCGAAGCAGCTGCTCGCCTTCTTCGAACGCTACCCCCAGACCGCCGGCTACCTGCTCGCCGTGGCCGCTCAGGAGAGCGCCCGCGCCACCACATAGGCCGCACTCATCCCGAAGATGATGATGATCAGCGCGATGCCCGCGCCGAGGTAGAAAAACGGTTCTGGGCCGGGCGGGTTATTCATCGAAGCACGCCATGAGGTCGATGTCGGGCAGGTCGTCGCTCAGTCGCAGTACGGGCAGAACCCGTTGCCGCTGTACATTTCGGCCTCGCGCAGCTCGGTGAGCAGGAACCGGATCGCCTCCTCGGCCTTGCCCGACAGCGTCAGCTCGCGCGGCATGCCGTGCTGGCTCTCCATCTTCGACCGGGCCCGAAGGGCCAGGGCGATCTCCTCGGCTTCCAGAATGGTCATCGCTCATCCCCGGTACTGCTCGCCGTTGACGAAGAACTCGACCGTGACGCCGGGCGGCAGCGTGATCGCCACGACGACGTCGCCGACCGGTTCCGGCTTGACCGGCTGCGCGACTGGCACCGCCGGCCCGAACCACGTCAGGCAGTTTTCGACCGGCCCGTTGAAGCGGCTGACGTCGACCGGCCCGTTGAGGCCGGCGACGCGGCCCTTGTCCGAGAATTGCCACAGCGTCCAGACCGGCCACGTCGCCGTCGACCAGTTCGGGCGCGTGGTGGCGTACTGGGCGGTCCAGAGCGAGGTCTTGGCCAGCAGCTCGTCGCGCTGGTTGCCGAGGTCGGCCTCCAGCTTGGAACCGCCATAGACGGTCACCTGCAGGTCGAGGTCGGCCTGCGCCCACAGGAACTTCACAGCGGCCCTGAGATCGTCGAGCGTGCAGGGCGGGTCTTCGTAGTCGATGATCATGCGCTCGCCGCGCGCCGGGTGAACCACGTCGAGGTAGTGCAGCATCTGCTGGGCGACGCTGCCGCGCTTGAGGAAATGGTAGGATGCCACCTTGAAGCCGGCGTTGCGGGCCGCCTCGCGCCGGCTCTTGAAGGTCGGGTCGACGTAGAACGGGCCCTCGGTGGCTTTCAGGATCACGCCGACCACGTCGCTGCCGGCCTTCATCGCGGCGAAGTCGGGCTCGTTCTGGTGGTGGCTGATGTCGATGATGCTGAAAGTCATGCCTGCTGCTCCCGGATGATGTGCATCAGCTTCTCGATGGTGTCAGCGGCCTGCCGCTGGATGATCGGCGGGCGTTTCTTGACCGTCTTGCCGGTCTTGTGGCGGTACTCGGTCGGCCTGCGCAGCGCGTCGACCATCCACAGGCAGCTGGCAAGAAACGCCTTGTTCGGCGTCGCAGGCGAAGCACTCGCCGGCTGCTCCGACGATGTTGGTGTCGCAGCGGCGGTCGTGCGGCCATCCTGCCGGTCGTCGTCGGGTTGAGAGCCCATCACTTTCGGACCTCCGTCGCCTTCCAGCCCTTTTGCTTGAAATAGGCACGCAACCACTCCTCGCCCTTGCCGACCGCCCATTTCAGGATCGGCGCGGCCTCGGTGCATTTGCCGTCGACCATGACGAGCGCCGCGCAGAAATGCGGGGCATCGACGCTGATCAGGCGCTCGCTCACGCGTCACCTTTGGCCAGCTTGTCCTGCACCTCGGCGAGCGTCAGCTTCTCGTCGAGCGGCCCGGCGCAGTCCTCGCAAGGCTTGCGGCTGGTGCGGAACAGGTTGCGCTTGCAGCCCTTGCCGGAACCGCGACAGGCCCACAGCCTGAGCTTGCCGGTGCCGTCAGGGTGCATGATCAGGTCGAGCTGGTCGCTCATGGGAGATACCTCCCGATGGTCCAGCCGAGGGCGGCGCAGGCCGCCAGCCACAGTATCTGGCTCATGGCGTGGTCCCAGCCGCTCATGCGCCATACCCCCACGGGCTCGGGCCGGCGGCCTTCTTCGGCGCGGGCTTGTGCTTCGCCAGCTCGTCGGCCTTGGCGGCTTCGGCCTGCCGGCGCTTTTCGATGATGTCGACCCCATGCTTGAAAAACGGGATGCCCTTCGGGCCGTTCAGCATCTTCACGACCTCGAAAAGGCCGCTCGTGTCGCCGCTCTCGCACGCCCCCAACGCCGCGCCGGCCAGCAGCAGGAACTCGGCCTTCAAGAGCACGAGGAAGCGCGCCTCCTGCTCGGGCGTCATCTTGCCGCTGCCCGCGCTGTCGAACACCTCGGCGATCTGCTCGGGTGTCAGTTTCGGTCTATCGGTCACTGGTTTTCCCTCCTCAGTGCGTCGTCTCGGCGTCGGTCGCGGCCTGCATCCGCTCGACGTAGTAGGACATGGCCCGGTCAGCCATGCGCAGGCAGCTCTCCCAGACCGCGTCGCCATCCGCGTTGGAGGAGCCGCGCCTGATGCGGGCGATACACTCCTCCAGCGTCGCGCCGGCTGGCCGTTTCAGCTCGAAACAGGCCTCGAACAGGCGCACAGCCAGCTCGTTGCCGTCGAAGGTCGCCACCTTGGCGCGGCCAGTGCTGGTCAGCACCACCTCGTCAGGCAGGTCGGTCATGGCGCTTCCCCTTCTTCTGGGCCTTCGGCGCGCTCGGCTTCGGCTTCTTCGGCCAAGCCGGCTTCGGTGCGCCCGAGCGGGGCAGCTTGGCGCGGTGATGGACGTTGTACTGGCGCTGCATCACTGCCTCCAGATCGGCGGCAGGGTCACGCGGGCCTTGTCGCCCTTGTGCGAGGTCGGCAAAGCGCCGCCGCCGTGCCGGTTGTGCAGGCTGGCGTCGGCCTTGGCCGCCTTGGTCGCGAGCTTGGCCCCGTGCTGGGCGGTCGCCCGGTTGCCGGCCCGACGGTGGGTCTTGTACTTGCCGCTCATGGGTCGACCCTCCTCGCGATCTCGGCGATGGCGTCAATTACGCGTTCGCGGACCTCGGTCTTGACCGGAGTGAGGGGAAAGCCGCCGCGTCGCTCCAACAGCGTCACGACGAAGGCGATCACGTAGTCCTCGACCGCCGTCAGCAGCTCGATTGCCGCCTGTCTGTCATCGGGCTTCATGGCGAACCTCCTTCCAGCCGGCCTCGGTCAGGCTCACGCGGCTGTATTTCGGCCCCAGTCGGATTGACACGAGCCCATCGCGCTCAAGCTCGCGCAACAGCGGCCCATCGCACTCGCCGAGCAGGCTTTCGTCCTCCTTGGCCAGCCATTCGAGCAGGTCGCGCCGGGTCATGCCGCCACCTCCAACTCGTCGCGGGTGATGTTCAGGGGCTGGCGTCCGAAAAACTGCAGCATGTGGTCGAAGCGCTCGACCGCCTGCCGGAACTCGGCCACCGCCCAGTCGCCATCCTCCTGCGAGGCCTTCATCAGCAGCGGCAGGCCGCTCGCCACCGAGGCCCTGATCTCAGCGTCAGTGGCGATCCGCCCCTGCGCGTAGAATTCCAGCCGCTTCGGCGGCCCCAGCTCGAACAGCGTGCCGTTGCCGGCATCGAAGGGCTTGAACGTCGTCGTCACCCACACCGCGCAGCAGCCCGGGTTCCTATCGATCATGATGCCGGCCACCTGAGAGCGGTCGCCCTCGAACGTGCGCTTGGCCATCGGTCTCGACAGGAAGGGGCAGTTCTTGGCCGAAAACTCGGCGCACTCGACATGGCTCGGCGGCTCGGAGTTGATCCGGTTCACGCAGCACATCGGCCCGAGCACGAAGGCCTTGTTGGCGTGCAGCTTGCCGCCACAAACCCAGCAGCGGCTCTGCCTCAACGCGAGGTGGAACTTGTTCCTGTCCATCGCCGGAAAGACCGGCTTGCCGTCATCCCACGCGACGAACCACGGCACCGGAAAGCCCCGGTGGTCGACGGGGAGCTTCTGCATCTGCGGCGGCAACCCG